TGCTGGAGGATATAGAGAATCTAAACAACCTACAGCTCCGTGGACGGCTTCACCTTTGGCGAGTGCAACTGGAATTACAGCAACTGTTACTTCTTATCCAATAACTGTTGGTGGTGGAGGAACTGGAGTTCCACAATGTGCTTCAGGAAATGGAGTTAATGGTTCTGATTCAATATTTTCAACAATTACATCCACTGGAGGAGGAGCAGCAATTAGTGATTCTTCTCCAGAAAGTGCTGGTAATCCTGGAGGTTCAGGTGGAGGAGCAACTACTGGACCTGCTACAATATCAGGAGGATCTGGTAATACGCCTCCAACAAGTCCACCGCAAGGTAATAAAGGTGGAGATGCTCGTAATGCTACATCATATAGATCTAATGCTGGAGGAGGTGGAGCAGGAAGTGCTGGACCAAATCAATTTATTAGTCGAACGGGTTCTAATGGAGGACCCGGAGGAGATGGAGTTGGAACTCAAATCGCTCCTGCAAGTGGTGTCCCAGGACCTAGTCCTAGTTTAAAATATTTTGCAGGTGGAGGTGGAGGTGGATCTGATAATAGGCTTTCTCCTGGAGTAACAGGGGGAGTTGGCGGAATTGGTGGTGGAGGAAATGGAGCAGGGGATAATCAACCAGTAAGTAATGGTGGAACGAATACTGGCGGTGGCGGTGGAGGTGGTTCTGCATATAGTACACAACCATTAGCAACTGGAAACGGTGGTTCCGGTATAGTAGTAATTAGATATAAATATAAATAATGGCACATTTTGCAAAAATTTCTGAAGATAATATCGTTTTACAAGTTTTAACACTTAATGATAGTGATATGCTTGATCAAAATGGAAATTCATCTGAATTAGTTGGACAACAATATTTAGAAAAACATAATAATTGGCCGGCTCATTTATGGATACAAACTTCGTATAATACTCATAATAATATTCATTCATTAAACGGAACTCCGTTTAGAGGAAATTATGCTGGGATAAGTTACATTTGGGACCCAATTAATAACATGTTTTATCATTCAAAACCTTTTTCATCTTGGATTTTAAATTTACAAAAAGCACGTTGGGAATCCCCAATAGGAGATGCTCCAGTATTAACTGAAGAACAAAAACAAAATAATCAGCGTTATACTTGGAATGAAAATAATCAATCCTGGGACTTAATTAATAAATTTTAAATATATTCAAAAGTAATAGTTTGTATAAAATTTAAATAAGAATTTTTATTATTTTTAATATAATATAATAAAGACGATGGAAATATAATAAACATATTTTTTTCTAAAGATATTTTCCACGTATTTCCTTTTCTTCTATTATTATCATAATAAATAATTATTTCACATGTTTTTGGTTCTACTTCTACTCCATATAAAAAAACAAAATCAGGTGAATTTTTTAAATCTACAGGGTCAATTTCTAATTTAGGGTAGGAGGTTTCATTTTTTTCATAAAAATTTCCAAAGCGTTTTTTAGGAACCAAATTAAAATTATGTTCTACTTTCATAAAATCTGTAATATATGTTTTTAATTTATCCCAAGTGATTGAAAAAGGATAATTTAAATTTTCATAATAACTAGATAAAGTTATATTTTTTACTAATTCATCTTCTTCAATTTCAAATCCTTTTGGCATTTTAACTTGGCCAAAATAAATTGAAATTTCACTTAATATTTTTTTTTCAATCATTTTTTTAAATCACTTGGTAAACCTAAATGTATTCTTTTATCAAAAATATTTTCATCTGCTCCAGGAGTTGCAACATTATTATAATGTAAAAAAACTTGTGCACAGTCTTCACCCTCAAAAGGTTCTCTCCAATGTTCTAATAAATTTCCTTTATAAACTAACATATCCCCTGGTTTTAAATCAACTTTAATTCCTTTAGGTGCATTAGGGTTTATTAAATTATTACCTTCATTAATTACGTTATCAGAGCCGGTTGGATCTAAATAGATTGGCCACGGATCTCCACCTAAATTTAATGTTGTAGATATTTCACAACTAAATCTATCTTTATGTCGTTTTAATATATCTCCTTTTTTGTAAATTCTTGCATAAGAATAATTAGGGTTTAATTTTAAACCTGTTTCTTTTTCCATTATGGGTTGAAGTTTTAATAATAACGTTTCCATAACAATATCTGCATAGTGTGAATATGTATTTGGAACTTGTGTGTCTGTCCAAATTCCAAACATGTTTTCAAAAGGAGAAATATAACGTTTTTCAAATAAGGTTTTTGCAACCTGTCTTTTCATTGAAAAATAATTGTAAATAAAAAATGCTAGATCTTTTGAAATAGCTTTTTTAATTATTGTAAATTTTTGTTTTTTAAAATTCATTTTAAAAATAATTAATGTTTATATTAACTCTAACTTTTTGATCAGTGCAATTTTCAGAATCATGTGGTATTGAAGGATCAAAAAATAATATTCTATTTTCAACACTATCTATTTTAGTTTTATCATTTAATATAGTTCTTCCATTATTTGTATTTAAATAAAAAATAGCCCCCTTATGTGAAAAATCATAATCCCTATGAAATCCATTTTCTATTTTTAAATTTTAATTTGGATACAGGTTAGCTTTAACTCTAATTAATGATTTTGTTTTAATAAAAGATAATAAATTTTCATTTATAATAGGAAAAGTTTCACTAAAAGCCAATGTTTTATAAAATAAATGACTGAAATAAAAAAGCATATTTGGACTATCTGTTCCTTTAACATTTACATCTGGACTATAAAACCAATTAAAATTTGAACTAAGTATTAAATTTTTAATTGTATTAAAGTTTTCTTTTGGTAAAAAATTATCTACTACTTTGTATTTAAGTTTCATTTTATTTTCTAGCTGCTTGTAAGTTAAAATGAATAAATCTAAAAGGCTCTATTCCTAAATCTAAAGAAAATTGATGTTCTAAAAAAGATGGAAACATAATTAAAGTTCCAGGAACAGGTTTAAAATTAATTAATGGGTTTCCAAAAGATACTTCATTTGCATTTTTTAATGGTAACTGACTCATTATTTTTGCATGTCTTGGATCATGAAAAATAGGAACAGATGTTTTATTAGAACATTTTAAAAAATAAAAACCAGATACATGACTATCATGGTGTATATGACCTTCATGGTGACCACCTCCTTTTTCACTAAATTCTTGTACCCAAAATTCTGTCCATTTTAATACATAGTTAGTTAAATCATATCCCATATGATCTAAAATTTCTTTTGATCTATTAGTTACATAATTTTGTAGTATTTCAAATTGAGGTAAATCTATCAATGAAGTAGAATGATGAGGTAAACCAAAATCACCTAATTTTTTTTTCATAGCTTTATCTCTTTCTTTTATGATTTTTTTATTTCTATCTTTAGCTTCTATAATAAATTTATCAGATGCTTTATTCATAGCATTTACTAATTCAGGAATATTTCCTACATATATAGGAGTTTCAAAATAAAGTTTAAATTCTAAATTTTCGTTCATTGATAAGGGTATCCTATGTTCCAAACTACAAGGGAATAACGAGTTCCTTGTTTAACTGGGCATACTCTATGCCAAACAAAACTAGGAAAAACAACTATAGATCCTCGGGGTAGTATCTCTAAACATTTTTTTATGTTTTGTTTTTTTGATTTTCCTGGATTATTAAAATTAAATTCTAATTCTCCTCCTTCATATTCTGACGGATGAGACAAAGAACAGGTAACAGAAAGTTTTCTAATTTTACCATGTGTTTCTAAAGAATTTGGTTTATTATACGGGACTGCCCATGAATCACAATGCCAACCATAATATTGTCCAGGGGAATATTTTGTAAATTGACAGCTTTCTGACCAATCAAAATCAAAATTCCAACCTGCGTTTTTATTTGCTTCTATAACATATGGAAGGATTTCTTTATAAATCCATTTATCATTCATCCAAACAATATGAGAATCTCTTTTCTTTTTTATATTTTTAATTTCTTCTTTTGATAATTTTTCTTTTTCAAATCCCCCTGTCCTAGCTAATTGTTCCTGATGTTTTTTACCATATTGTAAAACTTCATTACAAAACCTAGGTGTCAAGGCATTGGAAAAATACCAATAATGATTTAATAAATTCATATGTTAATGTATATGATACTATATATAGTATTTAATAAATATTGTAAAGTTAATAAAATAGTTTACTTACTTAACAATACTATATATATTAAGTAAAAATTGTAATGAAAAAAGAAATTATTCATAGTATATTTTCTACACCTATTTATATATCTAAATTAAATAGAGAATTAACCTCTCAGGAGTTAAAATTTATAGAAGAAAATAAAAAATTATTTTTAAAAAATGAAGGTAATATAAGCTCTAAAAATAATTACATTTTAAATGAAAAGCCTTTTTTAAATCTTAAAAAAGAATTAGACTTAAAAGTAAAAAATTACTTTGAAAAAGTTATCTCCCCTGCCAATAATATTATTCCTTATATAACACAATCTTGGTTAAATTATACTGAAACAAATCAATATCATCATAAACATGAACATCCTAATTCATTAGTGTCTGGAGTTTTTTATATAAATTGTCATGAAGAATTAGATAAAATTAAATTTTTTAAAAAAGATATATATCAAATAATTAAACCTGAAATAAAAAATTGGAATGTATGGAATTCTGAAGCATGGTCTTTTGTTGTAAAAACTCAAGATATTATTATGTTCCCCTCTTCTTTAACTCATATGGTTGAAAATAAAGAGGGTACGAATACAAGAATTAGTCTCGCTTTTAATGTTTTTATTAAAGGAACAGTTGGTAATGAAGAAAATTTAACTAAATTAGTTTTAAAATAACTATGAAAAAAAATTTAAATTCATATGTAAAAAAATATAATAATTTTTTAAATAAAGAAATTTGTGATGAAACTATAGAACAAATTGAAAAATGCAAATGGACAGAACATAAATTTTATAACTCAAAAGATAAAAAAGAAGAAAACATTTCTGGGGAACAAGAACTTGATGTAAATTTTGAAGAGGTGCAAAATACTAAAATTATAATGGATAAAATATGGTTTGCTATAAATGATTATATAAAAAATTTAAATTTTAAATGGTATGGAGGCTGGCAAGGTTATACAAAAATTAGATTTAATCGTTATGAAAAAAATAAAAAAATGGCAGAGCATTGCGATCATATTCATTCAATGTTTGATGGTCAAATAAAAGGAATACCTATTTTAAGTGTTCTTGGAATTTTAAATGATAATTATGAAGGTGGAAAATTTACTATGTTTAAAGATAAAAAAATAAAATTTAAAAAAGGAGATTTACTGATATTTCCTTCTATTTTTTTATATCCACATAAAGTTGAACCTGTTACAAAAGGTGTTAGATATTCTTATATAAGTTGGGTTTGGTAGAGAATAATAAAGAATGTACCTCAACCTTTTAGGCATATTCAATTAATGCTATAATAAGCATAAATATGCCATTAAAAAAGATACCCTTACCTCCAGGCTTTGATAAGAATGATACAGCATCTCAAGCAGAAGGACGCTGGATTGATGGAGATAATGTACGTTTTCAATATGGATCTCCTGAAAAGATAGGTGGTTGGGAACAGATTAATTCATCTATATTAGTAGGAGCAGCCAGAGACATACATTCTTGGTTTGATTTAACGGGTAGACGATACGTGGCTATTGGAACAGATAAAGTT